CGGAATTTCTGCCCAAAAGCGAACGGCGCTTGACACGGTGGTCTTGAACTAGGGAAGGACTCACTGATAACCTGGTTTTGTCCAGGCTGTTGCTCTTCTTTTATTAGTACACAAGACAAGACATGGACGCATCAAATCCTATACTCACTGGCGAACAAGTGAATTTCGAAAAATTTAGACATGAACAACTGTTGTTGGTGCGGCAGGACTTTAAAAAGTTGAAGGAGATTGTCGAGAAGGGAGAAAGGAAGCCTGCACCTAATTTTGGAACAACTTATACTGAGCCGGATAAAAATAAAATCAGAGAATTAGTAAACAGCTCAATGACACAGCAAGAGGGGGAGTGGTCTCTCGGATTTCTCGAGGATGTTTCTGAGGGCTGCCTCGTTGAAGAAGAATATTCTCCGCGAGGGAGGTTTCAGAAGGGTCCATACATTTGTGTGAACCGTCAGTTCTCAAGATTTAAGAGGTACCCCGAGTTTCTTGATGTGTTATTGGGTGTTGAACCGCTCTTTGAGCAAAAAATAGAAAAGCTCTGTTATACAGGTGGAACAATTGAAGGTTTCCAGAATCGTCTCAAGATGTGGGCTCGGAGGGATAGACGAGATTTGAAGGAATCCCTTTCGGAGTGGGCGCTGAGTCCGGGAGATCTGTTTGAGTTATTTCCCTACGATTCAGAACTCCTTCCGGATTGGAACCAGACGATCTCTGATCTACTGTCAAACATTAAGATCACTCGTACATCGGGGGGGGGCCCCCCCTTTTTCCAACCCAAGTATTTGTGCTTTCCGAAGATCCTAGCCGCCCTGGACCAGATAGTCGAATCCATTACTAGAGGGGATATTGACGAATTTTTGAAGGAGCATCACTCGTTTCTGCTGGCAGAGTGTAAAAACAAAGCTGACAGGTACGAGGTTGAAAAGCTGAATCGGAAAACTAGACCTTACTTTTCCTTTTCAGCTCCGATACAGTTGCTCTTTTCAACAATTTGCCAACCCTTCTGTACTGCATTGAAGACCTTTGACATAGACCCTTCATCAGCGAACGCCTATGGTTTTTCGTGGGCGCACGGTGGTGGAGATCGTCTGTGGCATTGGATCAGAGGTGTAGAGGAGGGTGGTATCAGGTTCATGGCTTACGGCGACGATGCCAAGATTGTATGGAGAAAAGGAGGGATTTTGTGGGAGGTGAACCCCGATGTAGAGCAAATGGATGGAAGTGTTGATAGTGGGACCGCCGAGCTCACAGTTGAGATGGTCAGGCGTGCATATGAAGGGAAATTTGGGAAAAATGACTTCTTCACATCCTTGTGTGCTCTTTGGAGAAGGCTCGCTGTGGCTGGGGAGTTTCTGGTTACTGGGACGAAGGTTTATACATCAAAGAATGGACTTAGATCTGGTGTTGTAGGAACGACGCTCTTTGACACAGTCAAGTTGGTTGGGTCATTAATGGTCCTAAAACAAGCCAAGCTTGACTTGTCAAAGAGCGGTGTTGCTTGTAAATTTTTGAGGGAGACATGTGGACTCGTCATCAAGGAGGGGACTTGGGAGCCCAGTCCTGTCGGCGAAGATCCAGGGCTTGGGGAGGTTATTTCGGATCAGAAGTGGTTGGGTTGTCTTCTGGTAATGGTGGAGGGGGCACATAGAATGGAGCCGCTTCCATTTTTGCCGGAGGACGACCTTGTCTCTCTGATTGGGAATGTCCGCCAACAGGTTGTACTGGACAGAACCGCCAGGCAGAGGCGTGTTTTTGACACTGCTCGAGGGTATCAGGTAACGGCTGCATTTCATCATCCTCGCATTTGGGACGCTCTATCTATGGTTTTGGATAGGACGCCTCCAGATGTGGTTTGTATGAGGGTGCAGTCGAATTCTGGAACTGGAGAGCAGCCTGAGTTGATACATCTCGTTGGTGACGACTTCGCCTGGCCTTCCAGTGATGGTTACCCGACTGTTGACTTTTGTAGAGACGTGTACCTATCTCCTGAAAATAAGCTGGGTGGAGAATGGGTCTACTGCATTCCCTCATTGGTTTCACCATTGAAGGAGTTCAGGAAAGTTGTTAAAAACATCGATCCAGCAAAGACAGAGACGAAAAACTGGGCGCGCGAGGTGGCTACCGAAGAGCTAGTAAGAGATGTTGAGGAGGTCAAGGATCCCACAGTGCCTGGAGGGTTGGACACCCGACCTCTGGGGGCTTTCAAGATCCCTAAAGGATATATCAAGTTCAAGCCAGTAAAAGATGATGCCACAAAACAACAGGTGCTTGATCGTAGGTTGGAAGGAGTCGACATGGTGCATCATCAGGCCGTAGGCCTTCTGATGCCCTTTGGTGACTACTGGATAACTGAAAATCTACTCAAAAAACGCTGGCAACCCACTCAGGATGGTTGGTGGGTTGCGGCTGGTGAAAGCTTGGAAGACAAAGAACCTCTGTCAGAAGTGACAAAAGCTTGGTCGTACGATGCTAGAAGAGCCTTGGCTGAAGCCCATTTTGAAACTGAGTCTCCGAAGATGAAAGAGTTAGAAGAAATGCCTAATAAGGGAGTCATCGTGATTGAGGAGAACTTTGAGGATTTGTTGGAGGTTCCGAGAGAGAAGTGGCCAAAGGACGACTTAGACCCAGTCTCCTTTGTTACATATTTGTTTGTAACAAGGGGGACAAAGTTGGAGTCGACCAACACTGTTCTCTCGCAAACTCCCAATCCTCTTGTTCGGCATAGTGTCAAAAGAGTAGATCAGAACGTGGAAGTCGGAGAGTCGGTGGAGGCGTCCAAGGTGATTGCCCGGAAGCTGCTGTTTGAGCAAATCAAAAAGTGGCTAATTGAGCACAAATAAAAGATTACAGCTAAAACCACATATTCAAAAGAACGTACAGTGAATATAACATGAGTGGTAAACAAAAAGTACAAGTGAAGAACGCTATGGCGACAAAAGTTTTGGGGAAGGGGGGAGTGGAGAAAGTTGTGGAAGTTGTTTCTCCCATTGTCAGCAAAAAGAAGAAGGTCAAGCTTCTGTCGGGTATGCAACCCTTTTCCTGTTTTCCAGGTCACGATCTGGGAGAAAGGGGAAGGGAGTTTGTGCATAGGTTTTTGGATCCTTGTGGGGAGGATGTCACCTTCAACGAGAATTCGAAGATACCCGATGGTGCTTTGCCCAATTCGACTGTCTTGGAGCTGAGGCAGGTGCAGATAGTGAGAGCACCGACTACCACAAACGACTCCATTTCTCTTTCCGGTTCTATGTGGACATTGACTGTCATCCATACTCCTATGTTTCGGACTCCTATAATCCTAGTGGCAAATATGGCCAACGCGGAAATGTCGGCGAGTGATGAGAATGATCTCATCAGCGGTTGGAACACAACAGCAAACCCGCCGGTGTATCCGAGCTGGAATCTTCTTGCCAGTAATCCGAACGCTTATTGGACAACAGTGGAGTGGTCTGGTTTGGCCGACATTCCGACGCCAACCATGGATGGTGCAGCAACTGCCATTTCTCAGTTTCGCATTTGCTCCGACGGTGTTACTATCTTTAATAACACTCCGGACCTTGTGAATCAGGGAATGGTGATTGGTGCACAGTGGAATACAGACCAGTCCCCTCGAGTCTTTCAAGAGGACGAGATTACACAGGGTTACATCATTCAGTTGCCTAGGTTTTGGACGGCGCCAGTGTCAGATACTACCTCTCCTCAAAACTTTTATTCGGTCGCCGTTCCAGCTGCAAACACAAATGGTTTTGAAAATATCACTGCTACTGGAGCTGCTCCTTCCGCCACATACGTCGCAACGGCCGCCTTCATGGTTGGGTCCAATGTTGTATCAGTGGGGGACCTGCTAACGTTGACCATTTCTATGACGTACTCGGTATTGACGATGACATTTACTGGGAATTTGACCGATACTACGACCAGCACCACTCTGGTGAATTATAATAACTCAGTAGTGGTGGGGCCTACTACCGGAACGAATACAACACAGTTTGTGGTGTCGGAAATACCTCCGCATGTAGGAACTGCGACACAATGGCAACTTCCCCCTTTGACTACTCAAGGGATTATACAGTCTTCTCCAAAAGCTGTATATCTGACCATGAAGGAGGAAAACGGGGTGTATATGGTGAAAAGAGTATTCCAGCCGGTCTTCAATGTAACTGAGGCATCTTCCTATAAGCCTGTGAGAATGGTGTCCGTGAACCAGACCAGTAATCCTGATGATTTTGTTGGAGGCAAATGGGATACATTTGACTCCAACTTTTCCACTGGGGTAATTGTGATGAGTTCTATTCCCACCTCTTGCGCTCCCTCTTTTAAAATGAAAAGGGATGTGGAAGTGGTGGCGAATGACGGTTCACCTTTTCAGATGTTTATGGAAACGAACGAGGATCCAATTCCTGAGGCGATACAGCTGTCGAGAGCGGTTATTGCGCACCACCCCTTCATGTATCCGGAATCGTATAACAGTTTTGGGGGCTTATTTGGAATATTGGAAGGTATTCTTGGTAAGATCCCAATAATTGGAAATATTCTTCCAGTGATAACGCCGGTTATCAAAGGTTTGGTTACTGGTGAAAAAAGTGAAGTAGGGAGTTCGCAAAACCGCTTGGCTTCTCTGAACCAGAAGGAGATGGAGAAACTAGTAGAGATGATGCTAACTCAGATGAAGATTGGAAAATAGCTTTATGTTCTTTGCTGTCTTTTAGACAGCTGGTGTTCGTGAAAACCTTTGGAAGGTCTTCTTTTTACACAAGAAGTTAACCGGTTCGACTCCGGCCTAG